AAGCCTGGCGTATGGGAGAAAAGACTGATCCAGAGACAGGCTTACATCACATGGCTCATGCCTTAGCAAACGCAATGTTCTTATACTGCCATGACAACATGGAGCCTACTAGTATATCTGATATAGAAGATGTATGACTTTTCTTACTTTCCTAGCTTACTTGCACTTACAATCTTTTCTATGGTTCGTCCTCCAACATAGGCACCTAAGAATATCTCAGCAAGTTTGTATAACTCAGGACCAGGGGAACAAAGACCAAAAGAAGCCAACACAATAATAGTGACCAGAGCGGTCGAACAGATGGGTCGCCACATGGCAACAAAAGGATGAGGTGAATTAGCCTCTGCGATTAGCAATTTGTGTCGATATTCTGCCAGCTTACTTTCATAGTCCAAGATTCTATCTTGTGCTTGACCTTGTATTTTAGCCAGCTCATTCTTTAGTTTCATCTTCTCTTCTGTTGAAGTGTGAAGATCGTCAATCAACTTTGTAGCTGGTTTAAATATAGATCCTATAAAATCAAATAGATCCATTAATATTTTTTCCTTTTAACACTTTCTAAAGGACCACTAGATAATGGACCTCCTTCTAAAGGATTGTGATCTAAGCTCATTCTAGCTTTTGCTTTAGCCTTCTTAGCTTTTTCAGATTCTTCTCTTTTTTTCATTTGCTTATATTTTTTATAAGCAGCATCTCTAGTTTTATTTTTCATGATAACCCTCTCCTTTACTTTTTTTCATTTTCTTTTTAGCCACAGCTTTATCTATCTTTTTCTTTTTCCTTTCGTTCTCAGCTTTCCACTTCTGCCATTCTCCCTCGCTGGCTTTTAACTCTTCCATTTCTTTTTTAGTCTTTAGTCTATTATTATGAGTATCTTGCCAACTCTTAGCTACGGCTAGACCTCCTCCGCCTAAACTTGCAATCTTAACTAATGTATCTGGTCCTGGTTTTCTCATAATTTTATCCCCATAACATAAATAACAATTGATGCAATGCATCCTAGTAACAGTAAAATGAAACGTAAATTTTCACGCATCCATTTCCATACTACTAAAGGCTGCAATAATTCTTCATTTTTTTCTACTCGTTCTTCTAGCAAGTCAGTCCTCTTGATATGATACTTTATATCTTGCTCCATTCTGATCTGCGATTCACGTATAACTTTTATGTCCTGCTCTATTTCTTTCATTAGTACCTCGGTTTTCTTACTTTTTCTTTTGCCTTATTGTATATAAATTTATTTACTGGTTCTACATCAGGCATGAATAATTCCTGAGGAATCATCTTATCAGAATTAAATTTGGTACTCATTAACATTCTCTTTCTGGTACTTTTAATCTTATTTATCATAGTATTTACAGTGCTAATATCTTCTTCAGTGATAGCTTTACCATCCCATCCTATACCTTCTCTTATGTATCCTTTAGGAGCATTTTTAGCTAAAGAAGACATTACCATTTGAATAGTCTCAGAATCATTTTGTCTAATAGCTTCTCTTAGTTGTACAGCTAATCCTTTATCCATGCTGTTTAACAACGTAAGCAAAGTATCTTTTCTTCTTATAACAGCGTCAGTAGATCTATCGAGAGGATTTAATCCAAGCTCTACTTCAGCAGTAGCTTTTTGCATTTCTTCTACAAATGCTTCTCCAGATATTGCTGAGGAAGATACTAAACGAGATGCAATCGGAGCAAACTTTTCAGGGTTTTGTTTAAATCCTTGCTCTAGTAACTTAGAACTTTTAATTACCAAACCATTAACCATTTTACTTTGGCTTAACGCTCGTAATCCAGCAATCGCCATACCAACTTCCGCCCCTGGAATACCAGCCATAGCTCCCATCATTGAGCCTACAGATGTAAATCTAATTACACTATCATTAAACATTCTAGATAAAAAGTCTTGATCAGAGTGTTTTCTTATTGTATTACTTAAAGCTTGACCAGCTTCAGCTAAGTCTCCATACTTTAATCTAGAAGATTTAAAAGAATCTAGTAAAGCTGCATCTTGACTTACTTCTGCTACACCTTCTACAGTTTCTCCAATAAATTTATTAAGATGTTTTGCTACACCTAGTTTTAAGTTATGCGCTCTAATAGCTCTTGCATTTCCTTCTTTATATACAGCTCCAGTAGCGTTAAAAGTATCAGATGTAAACTTATGTATTTCAAATAGATCAATATCCTTAGGCACAGTCTGTGATTTGGTAATGATTTGACCTGTCTTAGGGTCCAGCTCTTCTGTAACATTTATTTTTTTAAAGAAAGTTCTTTTTAAATAAGATCCTAAATCCTTAGCTGCATCCGCAGTTTCAGGAGTAATACTTCCTTCTAAAGAAGGCTCTATAACATTTTCCATTATGTCATCATACATGCTTTGAGCATCTAAAATAACATCATTATCAGCTACTTTCATAGCTTGTCTCATATCTTTCCATGCACCTTGTCTAGCCATAGTAACATCTTCTAACATTTTCTTTCTAGTTTGCATAGGTTTAATTAGAGTGTTACCTTCTACATCTGTATAATTTACTACTCTTTCAGCCCAATCTACTACAGGCTTACCTACTCTGGCTAAATTTTCTTCTACTGTAGAAAACTTATCTCCTAAAAATTTAATTAATGCTGAAGATCTAACCTTAGGCATAACTGGTCCAGTAACTTTTTGCATAGATCTACCAGCCATTCCTAATGCAGGTCCAACTAATTCTCCTCCTGCTCCTAATGCAGCACCTATAGCAGCGTCTCCAGCTATTCCCATTATTGTATCTTCTTCTGATCTACCTATACCATGTACTAAGCCTATGCCAGCGCCAGCACTCATAAGCTTAGGTAAAGAAGCAGCCATGCGTCCCGTTGAAGCGAGTCCTGTATAACCCATTAGACCGACTGTGCTAGCTAAGGAACCAGCGATATCTCCCATCATAAATGCGGCAGGATGTTCTGTCATTGCTCTTTGTAGATAAGCTCTTTCAGCATCTAAATTAGCATTATAAGATTCTGATATGTTGGAAAACCCAGCAGGGATACCGGACATACCTTGACGCATAAAATTGTCAGCCACATTTTCTAATACTTGTTTACCTGTCTCCATCCTAGCTAATATTTCATCTGAATATCCCGCAGTTATACCTTGAGCTAACCCACTAAGACCTGCTTGAGCTGTACTAACTGGAGCTACCATTCTATCATATTCTTCTTGAGTTAATTTTATTCTATCAGAAGATTGTTCTGGCTGAGGTGCTTCCTGTAATCCTAGTTGAGCTGCTTCTTCAGCAGATAATTTTATTCTTTCCATAGGTTGTCCTTGTTCCGGTTGTAATGGAGGCATTTCCATAGAGTTTGCTGCTCCTGCATCTTTTATAGCAAATGGATTTAAGTCTCCTAATGAGTTATTTGATTGAGCTGGTACTTCTTTTTCTTGAGGTACTTCTAAAGAACCTCCTAGTTCTCTTAAATATTTAGTAGCTTTTGTACTATTAGCATCTTGAGGAATTTTTCCTGATCTAAGCATTTTAGAAACAGCTCCAGCTCCTACTAAATGAGCAGCTCCTAAAAGACCACCTTTAGTTATTTTTACACCGTCTATTTCTTTTCCAATATAATCTAAAGCACCTTTACTTTTTAAGTATCTTTCTTGTATAGTTACATAATTAGATAATGCTTTTTCTTGTACATCAGGAGAATTTAAAAAATCTTCTTTAGATTTTATATTATCTTTACCTGTCCATTTACCTTTTTTATTTTTATACCCTAAATCTTGTAAGGCTAGTCCTCCAAATTGGTATTTTCCTAAATAACCTAATCTATTTACAGCTTTGTAAGGATCTTTTTCTCCTCCTGATTCAAGCTTTCCTAATATAGATTTGAATTTATCTAAGTTATCCATTACTCCCCTCTACCTGCTTTAATCATTTTATACTGTGAGTTAGGTATTCTTATAATTCTGCCATCTGGTGACACTACTTCTGTAGTTGTAAGCTTCATTATATCTTCTTGAGAAGCAGGTCTTTCAGCCATTTCTCCTGTCTCAATTCTTTTTCTAGCATTTTCTAATGCTTCTCTTCTTCTATTTAGCCATACTTTCCATTCAGATTCATCTGCTGTCATTGATGGAGCTTTCTCTAAAAATAGTTTCATTTCTGCATCAGAGATAGCACCTTTAGTTTTTGCAACAGATTCTAATGCTTCATCAACTCTCATCTCTCTAAGTATTTGTTGAGTAGAAGTTGTAGAAGGATCTCCTAATCCCATTCTTCTAGCTACTTCAGCTCCATATTTATCAAATAGACCTGTTACTCCGCCTTTAGCTAATCCTTCTTGAGCTTTTCCAAACTCAGCTAACTTAGTATTTATATCATTTAATTGTTGTTTTTTTAAATCTTCCATTTTTTGAACTTGAGTCATAGCTTGAGCTTCTCTTTCTTGTTCTCTAGCTTTTACTTTACCTCTCTCTATATCTACTTGCTCTTTTTGAAATTCAGTCATAGGATCTCTACCACCAGATTTTTTTCTTAACTCTTGTTCTTGTCTCATTTCTTGCTGTCTACCAGAAAAAGCTTCATATCCACTTAGCACTTCTCCAGTTATTTCCATAGCCTCAGTTCCGCCTATAAGAAGGGCGGCTAAACGTGGACCAAAGTAAGACAAGGCATCTCTCATGCCATCGTTCATTTGCTGTCTTTGTCTATCCATTAACTCTTTCTTAGCAGCGTCATCAGACTTAGGTTGTCTATCAGGAGCAGCTTGAGCACTAACTTCTTGTCGTAACAGTTCCTTAGGAGTCATTCCAGTGTTAGCCATACTCTTTTCTTGTTCTGCTTTCCTGGCTGTTCTCTCCATTACTTTTTCTTGAACCTTAGGGTCTAAGTCCTGCATAACAAAATCAACAGCTTCGTCTGCTTCATCTTGTCTAAGAGGAGTCATTAAAGGTTGTCTTTTTTTATCTACCATATCCTAATCCTTTCATAGTGTATGTAATATCTTCTCGTTCTTCTCTATAGTCTGTTTCCATACCAAAGTCACCAGATACAAAACTAGTTACATAACATCTATTTTCTGTAAATAAAGGGTAAACTATGTCATCTGATTCTTTTTTAAATAAAGTACATTCAGCAGTTTCATCTGCTCTTACATACATTTTTGTTTGAGAGTCATATATTAAGTGAGAAGCTGTAAATACTTCTCCATTCATGGTGTATAAAGATTCATGATTTACTAGACTACCACATCCTAAAACCTTTCCTCCAATCATTACTACATCACCTATTTTAATATCTTCAATATTTTTGTAAGATCCGTCCTTCATTAAAACTTGAGTACCAGCTATGTGACACTGTGCTTTACCAGCAGCTACCTGAGCATCGGCAGCCATTTTAGCAGCTTTTTCAGCACTACTCATTTGTTCGTACTGGAGTCCCATTGTAGCTATCAATTCTTTTTCAGCCGCAGCTTGTCCAATATCAAATGCTTTCATTTCCCCTACAGCAGATCTTCTAGATTCAAACGCAGCCTGTTGCATTTGCTGTCCTTGACCTATGCCTGTAATAGCCGCTTGCTCGCCTGATAGAGATGCAGCCATACCTGCTAAACCTCGCTCTTTAGCAGCTTCATTTTGTAGAAAAATATCTCTTTCAATACCTGCTCTTGCTTGCATACTTTGAGCAGCCAAACTTCGCTGTTGAGCCATAGCAGCCGCACCCTTAGCTCCGCCCATAGCAGCCCCTAAACGCATACCTGCCATTTGTTCTTGTTTTGCCATAAGTTGTGCTTCAGCAACTCTTCTAGCTTCTCTAGCCTCTGGACTCATGCCTTGTTCAGCCATCTGCTCATATCTAGATGTTAAGCCTCTTTGTCTATCTAACTGACCTTCTGCTAATTTAGTATATTTAGCTAACTCTCCTTCTCTACCTTCACTTTCTTTTAAAAGTTTTTGTATATCTACATCTTCTTCAAGGCGACCCATTCCTTCTTCACCTAAGATTTCAATAGCTCTGTCTCTTCCTTTATCAAATTCAGTCTGCTTTTTTGCTTCAGCTAGATTTTTTTCTAAAGCTTCTCTTTCTCTTTTTTGCTCTGCATACGTACTATTAGGACTAAAAATATTCGTATTTTGAGCATAAGGGTTTAGTGAAGGATCTTTTCCTCTATTAGCGGCTTTCCATTCAGCAGATTTTATAGCCGTTTGGCGAGATTGTTCTCTTTGTCTTTCTGTTAATCCTGCTAACTGACCTTCAGCCTTAGCTATTTTACTAGCTCTAGCAGCATCTCTTTTAGCTTTATCTTGCATGTAACTTCTTTTAGGTTTAGATGCTTCTTTTGCCTTCATTTTTTCAGCTTGTCTTTTGTCCCATGCTTCTTTAGCCCCTGGTAGTGCTTTTATTCTCATACTTACCTCATAAAAATTATAGTGATAGTAACATCACTGGGTCCATTATTCTTTAAATACAATAAATCTTTACTCCACTCTATTGTTTCATTAGAGCTACTATCTAATCCTTTAGATCTTGTTACTACACCATGTCCTATTTGCGATGTAATTATATATTTGTTTGGTATAAAAGTCAACTTATTTCGTATAGTTACAATATCTCCTGACGTAATTTCAAGATCTTGTACACTAAACGAATCCATGTTGTCTTCAAAAGTTAGCTGTCTAAGTCCAATAGATAACTTATTTACTAAATCTACTAAATCTTTTATAGACGCTAAGTTAAATTTCATTACTCTTTAATCTCCTGTGCAAATGGAGCTGCTATTTCTAGCTCGTAATTAGTTATTAATACATTCTCTAACAAATTATTATTAGAGAATCTTAATTTTAGACATCTACTTTTACCTGATGGTAATTTACTTTTAAAAAATTGATTAGGAGGTCCACCCCAGGCATGATTACCCCAAGGATCAAATCCCCAGCCTATTTCATCTCGACCTCCTCCAAAGTCAAAAGGTATGATACCTATATCATAATTAAAAAAATCTTTTTGTACTGCAACATCTAAATCAAAACCAGGAGATTCAAACGAATTATCTGTATCCATAGCATATAACTTTACACGTAAAAACTTTTTAGGTACTGTAGGATCTTTTAATGACTCCCAATTTGTTTCATATTCAAAATTTATTGGGGATTCATGATCTGAATAATCGTATGTAGTACCTGTATTACTAAATTTAGATATACTATAGGAAGCGTATCCAGCAGAACTTATTTCTCTAGAAGTAAAAAATACTGAATTATTTGCAAAAACTATTCCTCCACTAAAATTTAGTCCATCCCATTTTAACCACGCATTTTTATATGTATCATAAGCTAAAATAATACTATTATCATTACTAGTTAAGATACTATCTCCTCCTGTAGATGTTGATTCTTTTGGTATATGTATTATAATTAAGTTTTGATCAGTCCAATTAAAAGATATTGCTCTTTGTTTTACTAAGTCTATATCTTGAAAAAAAGGTTTTATTAATTCAGATATTTCTGATAGAGCATTTGAAGAATCAATTGAGTACATACCTGATTCAGATAGGAAAAGTAATTGGGATCTAAATTCTACAATAGATGCAAATGAAGTACATCCAATTCCACCTTCTTTTGTTAGTAATTCTACAGAATATGGAGCACCCTGAGCTGCTGTAATATCTCCACCTAATACGTGAATACTATTTCTGTGGAAAATATAGAGAAGATCTCTTAGGGCAGCTATACCTGTTATTCTGTCACCAAAAGAGGATTCTACAATAGTTCCGTTATCATCATCTGGAAAGTATTCAGAACCTATTTCTCCTGTAGTACCTCCTCCTGGATGAGAGTATTGCAAGTTATTAACATTTTCATTTTGTCCAGATATTACTAAGCAGTTTTGAAAGGTTGCTAAATAACGTCCCTTAGGTGGAGGATCTCTTCTTTTTATAGGATCTCTTAAAAATTCTAAACCCTCTGTAGCTCCCGTAATATATACGCTAGTATCATAATAATTTGTACTACTATTAGTATCTGGTTGAGAGTCCCATGTTACAGTATCTACTAAGTAATATAATCCAAATTTATCTGGCTCATTAGTTGTAGTTCCTTCTACAGTTTTATATATTTGAACTTTTAAATTACTATTTTTATTTAATTTATCAAATATAACAGGGTTCCAGGTTATATCAATAGAATCAGAATCAGTATTTACAGTATATTTAATAGGATCAGAAGGCTGACTTTGTACTAAGTTTCCTTGAGCATCTGTATATTCAATTACAAATTTGTAAAAGTATACATCATTAGCATGAAATACAGGAGTACCTGCTGAAACAGTTCGATTTATAACTATATTTCCACTAGTATTACCAAAAGTTTGATCAACACCTATCTCATAAGCCCAGCTTCCAGGAATTACAGTTTCTACAAGCCCTGGTAAACCTGCTCTATAAACATTTGTTCCATCATATTTCATTACCGGATCTTGACCATTACTGAAGTACATAACATTATTTAATTGTACAGCACTTATATTTTCTACTAAGTCAGATTGAGCATAAGTATTAGAAGATAGAAAAGCTGGAAAAATATTGGTTTCATTAGGAATAGTAACATCTCCATTATCTGTCTCTTTTGATTCTAATACTCTAAAATTTATATTTACACTATTGGAGGCAGATATAACAGTTTCACTTGCTATGTCTATAAAAGCTGCTGGAGTATTTTGTAAATCTGTAGCAGTTACAGCTCCTCCATCAACATAAAAAGCAGCAGCATTTAAATTTAAATTAGGTTCATTATTTATATTATTTATTAAAGTTTCTAAATTAATATCTGCTGTAAGCTTTCCTGTAGATAAATTTTCTTCATAATAATTTATATTATTAGATAAATTAGATATTTTAAATACAAATTGACCATTAATCTTATTTAAATAATTAGCTACTAATATATCTTCATCTTCACCAGGATTTATATTTACACTAGTTCTATTATTAGTTATTTGTACATAACATTCTTTAACTTCGTATAATTTATTAGTTATCAGTAAAACTTTTTCTGTTACTCTTCCATCAGTATCAGCTACTCTATAACTAAATGTACCATAAGAAGGTTCATCTACTAAAGGAGAACCTAAAGTAGAAGAATGGTATCCTTTTCTTTTATTTATAGCTCCAGAAACTCTAAACGCAGCATTTTTTACATCTGTGGCATATTCCATAGTACGCTGCAAATCAGAGGAACGTTTATCTATTCCTTTGAAATTTTCTGAGTTTCTTAAAATTATATGAGATACACCCATTAATAACTCCAGTCATCCCAGCTATTAAGCTGCGGAATATATTGTACATCATCACTTATTACAGCATAACTTTTTACAATTTCTTCTTGCATTAAACTTAATTCTTGAAAAGCTTCTTGACTATCTACACTAGAATCTCTTTTTAAAATTTTCCAAGCTACATAAGATATTAAGTACCGTTCTGTTTCAATGCTTAATTCACTATGCGTAGTAGTGTCTTTACCTCCTACAATGTAAGATCCAGTAGGAATAGTAGTAGGTTCACTTGATTCTAAAGTATGTGATTCGCATGTTATAATTTCAGAATCAATGCTTTTAATAGGAATATTTTTTATTACACTATTACCTTCTTTATCAACTATACATATAAAATCATGTTTAGATAAAGAATCTACATCTGTTTGAAGAGATCCATTATCTAACTTAATTTGCCAATCTGAAGAAGAATTTACATCATTATCTCCCACTTGATCTGGATTAGCTACTATAGCTCTCCTTAGATCAAGTTCTCTTAAGCGTCTAACATACGACACCCTAATTTTACCTGAGCTTTGAGGAGCTGGAGTTAGCATAATTTTGCCATCAATGCGAATATACCGACCTGGGTATCCGCTTGCTCCTCTAGCTCTTCTCTTTAAATTATCTTGCTCTAATACATAGTAGTCGTCTTCTGCTCCGGTAGGAGAGTATTCTACAGTATGCACTTTATTACCTAAAAAACAATCGCTAGGTAAGGCATAAGACTCTGTGCCTGATACAGCTTGTATAATTTCTTCTGACATAAATACACGAGGATGTTGATGTACAATAGCAGATTGCAAATTATATTGAGCATCATTTAAGTATTGTATAAATTCCTGATCTTTAATACCTACAAAATCTGAAAAATCCTCATTTTCTGTCTGGTTTCTTATTTGTTCTATTAAACGTGTTACTGATCTCATTTATATTCCTTAAAAGTTTACACTTCGTTTACGTGATCCCCCACCAAAAGCTTGACTAACTGATCTAGCCATTTCACCATATATTTTGGTTTTTTCAGACTGTCCCTTAGCTAATTCCATCTGACCTCTAGCTCTACCCATTCTTTTGGCTTGCTTTTCTTTTTCCATGCCTCCAACAATACCCATAACTGCGGCTGCACCCATTACGGCTGGATTAAAGCCTGATGATATACCTGCGCTTAAAACGGCTCCGGCTGTGTCTCCAGCAGTTCCTCCGCCTAGTAGAGAAGATGTCATTTCACCTGCTACCTGGGCTCCCATATCTTTACCCATTTTAGTAAGATCTCCTTTAAGATCCATTCCCTTATCTTTAACTTCAGGCTTAACTTTAGTTAAACTTTTTTTAGCAACACTTTTTTTTAATTTTTCATCTAAATCCAAAGCTTGATTTAAAGGCATTGGAGTATATTGTCTAGGCTGAACTTCTACAGGAGGAGCATCTGCTCTAGACATATATTTACTATAATCTGGTTCTACAGACATTCTTTTAGGTGTTCTAATACCTACAGCTTGATTAAACATATCTTCGTAATTCATCCTCGTACTCCTACAGAAGCCATGCGTTCATTGGCTTTCATTTTTTTCTTTTTCTTTTTCTTACTAACGGCTTTGTCCATCTCTAGTGCTATTGCTATAGCCTGAGCCTTCTTTTTGCCTTCACCCATTAGTTTTTTTATTTTATTTCCTACGTTCATTATTTAAGCCTCGCAATTGAAAATGATGAATACCATCTTTGATTAGAACCAATATCAAATACAGTAGTTGAGACAGTAGATTTACTTAATATTCTTACTCTATGTCCTTTTTCTAAATAGATTTGACAATCTAATCTTGCTTGTAAAGATGCTGTAGCATCCGATTTTTCAACAGATCTTTCATGCCAATTACTACCTGTAAAGCCACTTCCTGTATCTAATTCTAGAACACAGTCAATATATCCTCCTGCTGAATAAGCTGCTGAGGCTCCATTTATTTTTGCATTTACTGAATAATAACCTGTTTCCGGTGCTGTATATATACCTGTAGAAGAATCATAAGAATTTGTTGAATCATAATCTACAGAATTATAAAGCATAGCTGAATGAGTAGTTGTTATTGATTGACTATTACCATTCATAACAGATCTAAATTTTATATCACGCCTACTATCTAACACCGTCTGCGCACTTTGACGTTTTGCTAATTGAAAGTAACATCCTGTCTGCCCATAGGCTAAATTAGCTCCTGTACTTTGAAAAAATTGTAATTCTACAGTTTGTCCTTTTTGCAAATATTTAGCAGTAAAGGTAATATCAAATCCTTGAGCTGTATTTGTATAAGTAGTTACATCACCATCCTGAGTGGGATAAGATAGACTCCCGTCTATAGCTATTGCTATAAGACCTGCTCCTGAGCTTGATCCTGTTCTTACAGCTCCGGTAATATCGTAGTAACCTGTTTCTGGTATAGTATATTGATTAGTAGATGCGTCCCAGCCTCCCACAGTATCGTGTTCTACAATACCAAAAGGAACTATTTGCCAATTTCCACTATTAGTATGCTGAGGAACTGGAGATGTAGTTGTTTTAAGATTTAATACAATATCACGCCCACTTCCCACGCTTTCGGGGAGAGATAAAGAAGGAATTTTTTCAATATGTATCCAATGATGTGTACCGGCGTTTTCTACAATTACATCTGCTCCTGCTGAAAATCTAAAATCTAATACGTCCCCTTTATTTAATCTAAGTATTCCGCTAAAATGTTTATATCTGTCTGTACCGTTATCTGAAGTTTGTAAAGATCTAGAAATACTTCCATTTACAAAAGCATTTATAGTTTGATTAGTTACTGTAGTAGCTCCACAAGCTACGTTTCCTTCTATTGTGTAGGAACCTGTTTCAGGAACAGTAAAAGTATCAGGACCATTATCTGTTGTAGACATACTACCTGTACTATCTTCTAAAATAGTAAAAGGTATTCTTTCTGTGTCTGCTGTTATAGTGTAAGTTCCTCCTGACCCTGTTCCTACTACGTATACAGCTTGACTACTTACCGAATCATTTACTCCAACAGGAGATACTTTAATATTATCTAAAATCAAAGAACCTGCATTAGTAGCAGATACATCTTTTAAAGTAAATCTTAACTTATAAGAAGATGCCAAAGGATCGGTTTGAAACTGAGCATAATGCGTTGAAGGTTGTGTAACTGCTTTTATGTCTTCGCCATTTACTCTAATTTCTTGATCTACTCCTCCTACCGTTTTTATTATAGATATTCTAACTGCATCGTCTACAAAATTGTTTACTCCTAGAGGCGCATACGGCTTGTAATCAAAAGAGATTAAATGTTTTTTTGCCCTATCTGCAATATCTACTGTAAAAGGAATGTCTATAGTTTCCCCTGTTTGTGCACCTGGTAAAGCCCGAAATGAAAAACTATAGTCTCCCCTTAAAGGGTGTAAATTTGAATCTGAGCTAAAATAAACTTTGCCTACATTATAACTAACTGAATCAGATATAGTCCAATCGTTTGAATTAACTGAAAATGCTTCTGCATCAGAACTAGCTACAGGTATATGATTTATTCCACCACTAGAACCTCCGCCTCCTGCCTGAGGCTCAAATTGTCCTGAGGTAGCGTTCCACACTAAAGTATCGTTTTGAACTGCGTCTGATGCTACAGTATCACTTATAAAAGGTATTTTTGCAGCTGTTATAGCATCATCAGCTATACTAGCTGTAGAAGCTTGTTTGTTTTCCCAACATTTAGTTACATTATTCCATACTAAAAGATGATCTGCTGTTTGAGGATTCATATCAACATCAGGATTTAATATTGTTATTCTATTATTATGATGTAAGTCACTTGCTTTACTTATTTTTACAAAAATAGTACCATTATTTTGATTAGAATTAATAACACTACCGACACTAATTTTTAAATTATTACAAGCAGGTTCTACATTTGTTAATTCTCCTGCTACAGTAGAACTTACAAAAATTTCATCATTTTCTGCAAAAGCACTTGTATCCATATCTCTAACTTTACCAAAAGTAGTTACTTTACCGTCTGTTTGGTCAAGAATATCTTCTGTAGCTATACCTAAAAATCTTGATTCTTTAATAGATCCATCTGCAATCATAGGAGCTACTAGAAGTCTACCTGTATTTCCTTGAGTACCAATTTTATATACAGGAGTACCATTTAAAATAGTTGTTCCTGTAGTATTTTTAACATGAATATGTAATTCTTGACCTAATTGTAAGGTAGTTCCATCTTGATCTAAATCTAAAGTTTCTTCATCTGTATTCCACCTTAATGTACCTTGAGTACCAGTTCCTCCTGCAAATTGAATAGACGTAAGAGCAGCTAATTTAGCACTTGTTACAGCTTCATCTGCTAATTTATTAGTGGTTATAGATAAATCTGCAATAGAAGATGTAGATAACTGTTCTCCATTCCCTCCTCCTGTATGATTATGTTCACTAATTTTTTTAAATGCATCGTAAACTGTTTGAGTCCATCCACTTTCCCCTTGTGCAGGTATAGTAATGGTTATAGAGTTTAGATTAGTTTTTTTAATAGTTACAGGCATATTTTCTCCTACTTAACAAACGTAGTATGATGTACTCTACATATTGTTACAGATCCGCTAATTCCAATATCTATCTTGGCTCTAACATATTTAAAAATATTAATAGTATCAGATAAAGATTGCATAGTATCTACTGAAAAAGGATCTAATTCATTAATACTATACCAGTTAGTTCCGTCTGGACTAGTTTCAATTCTAACACTAAACTCTCCAGTTCCATTTACTTCAAATATAAGTCCCTTAGCTTTTAAAGGTAAAAGTATTGTTTTAGATATGGAATCTGCTGTTACTGTAGCGTCTAAAAAATTTTCTGAGTTTACTGCAATCATTTATGCTCCTTAAGTTACTTTTTGGTTTTGTTGTGGAGTAGCTTCTCCATAAGTTATTTCTTGTTCAATTGTATTATCTGCTTTTCCAGAAGAAACTGAGCCTGAGTCAGCCTGCTCCTCTAATTCATGGTAAAGACCTACAGAACAAGTTCCTCCAGTAGATCCAGCGTTACCGATTTTTATCCTTACAAATGGTAGTAAACTAACATCTACTACTTGAGTGGTACAGTCTCCTGCTTGTGCTGTACATTCAAATTCACAGTTAGAACCGGAACTTAGTACACAAGGACACCAGTTTACACCGTCAGGACTCATTTCTAATGCGATTTCTACTGTACACCCTTCACAGATTGCTGTCAAGATGTAATCGTCAGTATCGCCATTTAATGTCATTGTAGGACTATAAGCATAATTTCCAGACCCTACGATATTAGCTGTAGCTAACGCATTGCCATTTTCGTCTACTAATCCGGTAGATGTAGTGCTTATAGTAAATCCGCTTAAAAACATACTTCTATAATTAGATGCCATTTTACTATTCCTTTACTCTAAAGTTAATTTGAGCTTGCACACTGTTTGCACCTAAATCACAAGACCCGGCTCCAGTAAACTTTACTCTTAAATATTTTAATACTGGGGAGACCATTTGTTTTATATTACATATACTTGCCTGTATTCCGGATACAACTACTTGAGGAAATGTTACTGTTAAAGATCCTGTAACAGATGAGCCTGTAATATTTTCATTGTAAATAGATTCAGACGCAGTAGACATGTCCACCCTATCGGCAGTAACAATACCAAATGCGTCAATGTCTCTAGCATTTATACTGTCATTATGATCTTTAACATCGTTAATTGTAACAGAACAGTCACCTGGAGTATCTCCCCATCTCCACCAGCCTTCAACACCTCCGATAGATACGTTAGTGTCTTCCTGAATTTCGCCTTTACGATAAGGATTAATCCACTGGTTTCCGCCTCTAGCCGAGCCGATTTCATCTGGACTCGTTAGTGGGTAAGGAACGCCTTCAGGATACTTAGTTCCCGTTCCTCTGTCTGTAAGAGCTGTTGTACTGCCGTAAATTGTAGCAGGTTTTTCTTGGTTGAATGTGTTAGTAATTACAGAAGTACCTGCCTGATCTACCCACCAACAATCGCTGTGAAAAGAAGTTTCATCAACAGATCCTTGAAAAGCAGTATTATTGTCAACGCCTGTAACTTCATGAATACCTGCTGAAAATTGCGCATGTGGTTTATACACTTCTTCAGTGTTAGATGTTTCGTACCTCATGTGTCTATTATGAATAGCAAAGCCTACGTTATAAGATACAGAGTTATATGTATCTGTTACAATAGTTCCTAGTCCATCAATGTAATCTGCTCCAGAGCCATCTTTAATAGCTGTCAAAGGCTGTCCATCAAAAGACATGCACCAGTTAAAAGGTAGTGATTGTGCTGGACCCGGACCAAATTTTACAGTGTCCCCCTCAGCTACGTTGTTTCCTGCTAAATCATTGTTTCCTCTGTATGATAAAATTACATTGTGCCAGCCCCCATCGCAAATATCTATAGTAGATCCTGCAATAGTTTGAGAGCATTTCCATAGAGCTACGTGC